CCATGATCCCCGAGGCCGCCGACTTCATCTGGCAGCGCGCCGATGCCGAGCAAGGCGCGATCCTCGTCGGCGCATGGCACCGCGAGGTCATCGACGGGCTGGTCGAGGAGCTGACCAAGAAGAAGCTCCGCGTCGCCAAGCTCGACGGGCGCACGCCTGCCGCCCAGAAGACCGAGCTGCAGCGCCAGTTCAACGAAGGCGAGCTCGACGTTCTGGTCGGGCAGATCGCCGCCATGGGCGTTAGCCTCAACCTGCAGAAGGGCGGCAACGCCATTGTCGTGGTCGAGGAAGACTGGTCGCCCAGCGTCATGGATCAGTTCTATGCGCGCCTGCATCGCATGGGTCAGGGCAAGCCCGTGCACGTCGACACGCTCTACGTCGACAACAAACTCGCCAAGGCGGTGCACGCCATCTCGATGGCCAAGCGCCGCGCCCACACCGCAACATCAACAGCCCATCAGGAGGCAGCACAATGATGACCATTCAGGAATACGAAGACGAAATCGCGCGCCTGCGCGCCGAGATCGACAACCTGCAGGCCCCACGGCCTGCACCCACCATCATCGAGATCATCGGGCCGGAGGCGTTCGACCGGATGGTCGAGCTCTACCCGTCGTTCCGCGAGAGCGGCACGCCCACCAACCCGACCGACGCCGCGTCCGAGGTGCTGTGGTCCTGCATCCGCATGATGGGCCGCAACGAGAAAGTGCTGCAGGATGTAAAGGCTAGCGCCAAGGAAAACTACGCAACCTACAGCGACGTGTGCGCCAAGTACGAGCGCGCCACCAGCGCATTGGCAGAGTACGCCATGCGCGCAGTCGAGGAGGTCGAGGCATGATCAAGGATCTGGTATTGCACGGCGCGCAGGCGCTGGATGACGACGAGAGCTTCGGCATTGATCGCTCGAAATACATGAACGCATCGACTGCTGACAGCTGCATCCGCAAGCAGTGGTTCGAGCGCCACCTGCCGCCCGTCGAGCAGGACTGGGGCTTTGCTCGCCGCGGCAAGCAGGGCGAGCTGTATCTCGTCGACTGCCTGCTGGCGTCGGGCGCCGAGCTGGCCTACTGCGGCGAGGATCAGGTGTCGCTGGTCAGCGACGAACACCGGATCAGCGCCACGCCTGACGGCTACATGTCGACCGATCAGGGCTGGCTGGCGCTGGAATTTAAGACCATCGACCCGCGCACGAACCGAAACTACCTGCCCCGGCAGGATCACGTCACGCAGCTGCAGATCGGCATGGAGCTGGCGCACCTGCAGGACGACGAGTTCCCGCAGCCGGTGTCGGGTAAGATCGTGTACATGGACGCCTCGAACTACAACGACATCATCGAGTTCGACGTCAAGCGCGACCGCGACATCCTCGATCGGCTGGCACCGCGGGCCAAGAAGATGCTCAACGCCAAGAGCGTCGACCGCCTCGACCGCGAGGGCAAGCGCGATGGTCAGTGCAAGAAGTACGGCGGCTGCCCCTTCGCTGCGCAGTGCGGCATCGAGATCGAGGGCGAGGCCACCGTCAGCCGCGGCAACCGCGGATCTGGCCTCGACGCTGCGGTGCAGGCGTACGTTCTCGCCAAGGGCGATGAGGCCGCAGCCAAGGCGCGCAAGGACACTGCCGCCGAAGACATCAAGACCGAGCTCAAGGCGCGCAACGCCTCGCAGCTAATCGTGGGCAACCACAAGGTCGAACTGACACCGGTCGCCGGGCGCCGCTCGTATGACTGGAAGCAGATGGAGAAGGCCGGGATCGATCTCAGCCCCTTCATGACGACAGGCAAACCAAGCGAGCGCCTGACCGTCGAGTGAGGCCCAGACAGCCTCTGTTGAAACGTGCAACGTAGAAAAGGAGCACATCATGTCTACATCTCTCGCAGCATACGCCAAGGGCGGCAACCTCCCGACCCTCGACAAGAACGCAATGGCAAAGGCGCTCGCCTCCGCCGGCGCAGAAGAAAGCACGGGCTCGGCCAGCGATGGCGTCGAGTACGTCTCGTTCTCTGGCAAGACCGGGTCGATCACCTTCGGTCGTGACCGGGACGACCTCCCGCAGGACGAACTGTTCCTGATGGAGCCGCGCTCGGCCTTCCGCGGCTGGATCTGCTGGAAGGACAACAAGCCGGTGGCCCGGCACCAGTGGTCGATCTACCAGCCCGAGATGGCGATCCCCGAGCGCGAGCTCGAGGACAAGGGCCCCTACGCCCGCGCGCAGGACGGCTGGCAGTCGATGCTGGGCTTCGGCTTCATGTCCGAGGACGGCGAGGTGCAGTACTCGTTCAGCACCAACAGCACCAGCGGCAAGAATGCGGTCGCGGATCTGTTCGACGAGATCGCGCAGCGCACGATCCGCGGCGAGCCGAACTTCCCGCTGTTCTACTTCACCCGCGAGAAGTTCCAAGCTCAGGGCGAGTGGAACTTCAAGCCGAAGTTCGACGTCGAGGAGTGGATCACCGAGGACGAGGCAGCCGCCATGCTGGGCGGTGAGGCCGAGGCAGAGCCCGAGGTAGCACCCGAGCCGGAGCCTGAGCCCGAGCCGGAAGAGGTCAAGCCGGCACGCACCCGGCGCGCACGCCGCGCTTGACAACGGGGCGGGCCTTCGGGCCCGCCTCTCCCCCACACCAGACAGAGGACAACATCATGTCAGATCAAGCCTACAGCGTCACCGCAGCAGAGCTGCGCCAGTTCATTGAGCGCTACGAGCACCTGCAAGCAGAGAAGCAGGACATCGCCGACCAGCAGAAGGAAGTCATGGCAGAGGCCAAGGGCCGCGGCTACGACACCAAGGTGCTGCGGAAGATCATCGCCATGCGCAAGCGCGATCGCGACGACATTGCCGAGGAAGAGGCGATCCTCGAGATGTACCGCGAAGCCTTGGGCATGTAAGCTATCGGGGCGGGCCTTCGGGCCCGCCTCTCCACACCACGGGAGGCCCACATGGAATACCAGATGATCACGACCGAGGACGAGCTGAACGATCTGCTCGACCTGATCGGCACCGGGCACGCCGCGCTCGACTTCGAAACCACAGGCCTGCGCCCGCAGGAGAGCGAGGTCAGGCTGGCCCAGATCTGCAACGATGATGTCTGGGCAGTCATCGACTTCTGGGCACTCGAGGGCGGATCGTTCGCGCCCTATGCCGAGTGGTTCGAGGACGGCACATGGATCGCCTTTAACGCCGGGTTCGAATACCAGTGGTTCGACGCTGCCGACGCGCCGCACGTCAAGGTCATCGAGGTGGCGCACGCCCGCCGCGCCCGCATGGGCGGCGACCAGATGTCGCTGGCGCTGATGCTCAAGACCGACCTGCAGTACGAGATGCCCAAGGACCAGCAGATCTCGAACTGGGCCGCCGCCGAGCTCAAGCCAGAGCAGCTCCAGTACGCCGCAGACGACGCCCTGTGGACGTGGAAGCTCTGGCAGCACTGGCAGGCCAAGCTCGATGAGCACCCGTCTGCGCGGCAGGCACAGGCGATGTTCGACGCGCTGATCGTGCCGGTCCATGAGATGCGCGAGACCGGCCTGCTGCTCGATCAGGCGCGCCACCGTGAGCTGGTCGCACTGTGGGAAAGCAAGCGGGTGGTGTACGAAACCGCGATCCGCGAGCTGGTCAGCGAGGAAGAGGTCGAGAACATCCAGTCGCGCAAGCAGTGGTCGGATTACTTTGGCCAGATCTTGCCTGACGAATACCTCGCCCACTGGCCCCGCACCGAGAAGGCAGGCCAGCTCGAGATCAAGACCGCGACCTGCAAGGAGATGGCAGCGCTCGCCGGCGGCGAAGGGCCGCTGGCTGACGTCCTATTCAACATCGCCGACCTGACCACGATCAACCAGTATCTGTCGAACTTCGGCAACAAGCTGATCACGATGGCGCAGAACGCCAGCGACGGCAGGCTGCACCCGTCGTACAACATCGCCCGCGCCGTGACCGGGCGGTTCTCGAGCTCGTCGCCGAACGCGCAGCAGTTCCCGCGCGACCGCGAGCTGCTGGGCGACTTCACCAGCGTGCGGCTGTCGTTCATCGCGCCGCCCAAGAAGCGGCTGGTATCGCTTGACTACAGCGGCATCGAGCTCAAGGTGCTGGCGCTGCTGGCAGAGGATGACCAGCTGCTCTACGACTGCGTGCACGGCGACCTGCACAGCGAGGTCGGTTCGTACATGGCGGGCTACAAGATCGACAAGAAGACGCCAGAGGGCAAAGAGATCCGGTCGAAGGCCAAGGGCGTGTCGTTCGGCATCATCTATGGGTCAGGCGCCATGGGCCTGTCGGGCACGCTGCGCACCTCGATCACCCGGGCGCAGGAGCTGATCGACTTCTGGGCCGACCGCTACCCCAAGGCCTTCGGCCTGCGGAACACGATGATGAACCACGCGCTCGGCGACGGCTACCTGCCGATGGTCGACGGCGGCACGATCTATCTGGGCAAGAAGCCGCAGCTGCCCAAATGCGCGAACTATCCCGTGCAGCGCGCCGCGCTCAGCGTCATGGCGCGCGCGATCATCCGGCACCGGGCCCGGCTCGAGGACGCTGCCGATCGCGGCAAGCACATGGGCACGCGGATGGTCGCCAGCATCCACGACGCCTTGATCGACGAGGCCCTGATCGACGACGCGCCCGAGGCCCTGCGCTGGATGAAGGACGACATGGTGCAGGGCTACCTCGACATCTTCCCGGGCGCGCCGACCGACGCTCTGGTAGAAGGCGGCACCGGCCCGTCATGGGGCGAGCTCGAGGACGAGGAGGTGTAGCACTTGACAGATGCTGATCAGCATCTTATCTCTAGGGCACACACCACAGGAGACCTCGACCATGACCCACCCGCACCTGATCGCCACCGCCGCCGACGCCCAGCAATTTGTTCTGGGCGGTCGCGCGCGCTTCACGCTCGTGTCCAAGCAGACCGGCAAGCGCTACACCTATCGCGTGTCGAAGGCCAAGGACACCGACGACGTGTTCTTTGCCAGCCTGCTGGTCGGCCAGAACAACGAGCAGGACTACGAGTACATCGGCTTCACCAAGAATGGCAACGCGCTGATCCCGGGCAAGAAGGGCAACCCAAGCCATCCGGCGTTCCTCGGCCTTGACTGGGCCCTGCGTCAGTTCTCTGCAGGCAAGATGCCGGAGCAGCTCGAGTTCTGGCACGAGGGCCGCTGTGCCCGCTGCGGTCGCGCCCTGACCGACCCGGCATCCATCGAAGCGGGCTTCGGCCCCGAATGCATCAACCACATCTGAGGAGACCACCATGCCTTTCGACGCACAACTCGCCATCGCCGCCCTCGACTTCAAGGGCTTTAGCTACGCAGACCACCCGGACCTCAGCGTGTTGCGTGCGCGCTACCCGGAGCTGGGCTTCGTCTTCGACCGCCTCGAGGATTTGCAGGAGCTCGCCGACACCGTCGACAAGCAGATCGAGGAGGCGGTGGACTATGAGGTCAACCCGCTGAAGGAGGAGATCGAGGGGCTCGAGCAGCGCAACAACGATCTTCGCCTTGCGCTCAACCAGATCCGCGAACTGACCGTCGACGCGGAGATCACGCAGATCATCGAGGAGGCACTATGAAAGACCTACTAATCGACAAGATGGATCAAGCCGGGGCCCTGACCGCTGAGCGCGGCAGGGTCTACGGTCATCCACAGGAAGACTTCGAGCGGGTGGCGGCCATGACCGCACCGCTCGCGGATTGTCAGGACGTCGTGCTGCGGCATGTCCTGTACATGATCATCGTCAAGATCTGCCGCCTGATCGTGACGCCAACCCACGAGGACAGCTGGCTCGACATCGTCGGCTACGCCCGCACCGCTGCCATGGTGCTGGACCGCCGCAATGCCAAGGTGCAGCGCCCGAACTACCGCCCGGAGGAGCTCGATGCCTAAGCCCAAACACGAACAGCCGAGCAGTCACGCCGTGGCGCAGCGGTCATACCACCAGCGCCAGCTCGATCGCGGGCTGGTGCGCCTGTCTGTCTATGTGCCGGATTGTGACCGCGATGCCTTCTGGGATGCGGTCGATCGCCTGCGCGAGCGCTGGCAGGCCAAGGGCTGGATCGACTAGAGGCAGGCGCCCTGCATCTGGGACAGCAGCACCTGACCCGCGGTCACTGACCGGTCACCGCCATCATCCACTAGGGCCTGCGCCAGATCGGCGCGGGCCTTTCTCGTGCCGTCACAGATCGCGTCTGCGCTCCTGATCGGCGTAATGCTGCAGCCACTCACGAGCAGCAGCGGGATCATCACCATGAACCTCGGCATCATCGATTGCCTCCCTCGTTTCCTTGTACCCCTCCAGATCGCGTGTGCGGGACCGTGAGGCGGCATCTCTGCGGCCCTGCAGGTAGGCCCCCAAAATGGCGAAGGCGGCGGCCAGTGCCGCCGCCAGCCAGAGCTTGATGCGTGTCAGGATCATTTCTTGGGCTTCTTCTTCTTGCCGTACATCTGATCACCTCCTATCGATCACCGTTCGCCCACTTCTTCAGCCGCTCGCGCATGACCCATGCAGCGAGCAGCGCCATGACGCCGAAGATCCCGAGCGCCACGATCTGTGCCGTGCCGTCGAGCGCAGCGATCGCGCCTGCGCCACCGCCGACAGCGGTGACGACCTGCGCCGCGCTGGCCTGCACCGTGCGTGACTGTGCCGGCGCCTCGCGTGCGGGCCGGTCAGCCACGCGCACCATGCTGGGTGCCTGCGTGCCGGGTGCCCTGCGCACGCCCAGCAGGCGGTCGACTGGGTAGCGCTTGACGTTCACCTGATTGGCTTGGTTGCCGCCCAGCACCTCGATGCTGACGCCAGAGCGCCGCACAAAGAAACCGACATGGCCTTGCCACCCGTCAGGGGTGCCGCGCCAGAATACGACGATGTCGCCCTCCTGCGCGTCCTCGAGCGCGACCTCGTCGCCCCAGTCCATGTACGATCTGGCGGTGAGCTTGCCGGTGTGCGGCATGCCTGCGCGCTTCAGCATCGCGCCGACAAACGCGGCGCACCATGCGGTCTCGTCGTCCTGCACCCAAGCATGGCCGACGTCGGCGAAGTACTGCAGGATCTTCGGGTTGTGTCCGTCAGCGTATTCCCATGTGCCCTCGTCGGCACGGGCCAGCTGGTAGGCCTGATTGGTCATGACTTCTCTCTCCCTATGACGCTCGCCCGGGCCTCCAGCAAGCGATCGAGCTTGGCGTCGAGGGCCTCGAGGCGGTTCATCACCCGGTTGATGTCCGCGTGGACCTCGCCCTTGGTGACGTATTCTTTCGCGATCTCCTCGCGCGTACGGTTCAGCAGGATGGTCACCCGCTTCAGCTCTTCGACATAGCTCTTCAGCACCCACCCAAGCAGCCCAAAGGCGAATGTGAGTATGCCGTTCCAGACCATCCCTGCTTCCATTTATTTCGAACCCTTCTTCTTGTACCCCGCTGCATAGGCGGCTTTGGCTTGACGTTCGGCCTGCTCGCGGGTGGGGTAAACCTTACCGCCCTTGCCCCACTGGTAGCCGCCTTTGACCTTGCGGACGGGCATTACTCATACCGCCAAGTGGTGTACCCGTAGAGCCCGACCGTCGCCGTACCGCTCCAGCTCTCGCCGGCCTTGACCCCGACCCGATACTGGCAGCCGGCGGGTTCGAAGCCGACTTCCTCGGTGGGGACGGTAAAGGTGTCGACATCCAGCCACGTCGAGCCCTCGTCGAACGAGCGCTGCACAACGATGTTGCCGGTGAAGGTTCCAGAGATCGTCAGCGAGATGTCACCGACGATGCCGATGGCGTCTGTGAATTGGTCTGCACCAATCAGATCCGCCGTTGTGTTGATTGCTACCATGGTCTTGATCTCCTAGAGCTGAAGCTGGGACACGTTCAAAATAACAGAATGCCCCGCAGGTGAGAAGGCAGTTGCCGGGATGGCGTCGAGGAACA